AGTTTTAATTATATAAAAACTGACTCGCCTAAATTAATATCATTTGTGCCAAAACAAAGTTTTATGAAGGCAAAAAAATCTATTAGAGAAATTGATGAAAATAATGATAGCGATATAGACGGTGATGACAACTCTGTTGTACTTGCTCAGCAAGATCAGGAAGTTACAAATGAATTTTTTAAAAGGACTGATTTTAGCAAATCAGTAAATAAGACCGCTCATTTACAAGGGCTTGTAAAACAAATTAAAAGAACTGGTGCCCCTATGGCTGGTGGTAATGGCGGTGGCGCGGCTGGTGGATTGATCTCTGCAGAAATGTTAGAGAATGCAGACCCTGAAGCGATTGCTGAGATGCAATCAATGTTATCTGGCGAAAATATTGCATCAGCAATGCTGCCCGAATCGGATGGGGAAGATGATGATGTTCACCAAAACATAGCTTCAGCTATGGCAAATAAGTTTAAAGGCAATGGGTCTTCTGTTAATCCAAAAGATATGGAAACATTAAGAAAATTGCAAGCAGGACCTTCGGCAGCAAGAAGAAATTCAGCAAGTGGCAAAGGTGCCTTTTCAAGGACATAAATTATGATTAGAATCATAGCAAATCGTAAAGTTGATTTGACAGATGATGAGTGGGCACTATATAATCGCATATGCTTATCATACTCTGCTTATGGTGGAGTATCTTTATTTGATGATTTATTTGAATCTGATGAGAATGGGATTATAGTTTTTCTTAAGCCACCTAATAAAAAACATACTACTTTTGAAGTGTTTTTATTTTTAATGGCTGTGCTTGAACAACAACATATGAGATTAATGCATAATCAAATTGATGATATCGTTGTTCAGGTCAAAAATAAACTAATTGAATTAGACTCAAAGCTTCAAAAATTATCAGAAAATAAGTAGTAAATTTATAATTTATATTAATTAGTTTGTAGAGAAAAAGTTCCCGATTTAATATTAAAGGAGTGTAAGCAATGAGTAAGACTACTCTAGGAGATTATATAGGAAATGACTTAGAAGATGACTTTTTAAGTTTTGACTTAACTGAAATAAAAAAAGTACTAGATGCACTTCAAAGTATTGATGCTATTGATTTGGCGCATGCTGAATTTTTACAACAGCAAGCTTTAAGAGGTGCAGATATTCTTTCAGAATATTTAGGTAAAATAGTTAAAACTACAGCTTACTTAGAAGGAAAAGTAAATACTATAAAAAATAAGGTATCATTAGAATATAAAGCTCCAGATGGAAGTAAAACAACAACCGATATGAAAATTTGGGCAGCAGGAGCTTCAACTGAAGTAGCAGACGTTCAAAATAAACTAGCTAGGGCAAAAGGGTCTAAAATATATTTAGAAAAAAAGTACGATATTTTAATAAAAAGCCACCATCATTATAAAGAAATTGCGATGGGCTTAAGAAAAACTGTACTAGGTTATAATAATACGACGAATCAAGAAAAAATACCTGAAGGCTGGGATTAAATTAGGAGAAAAATGAGTAAAGAATTAGATGCATTTTTTAAAAGTTTTGCAGAGGCAGATGGCGAATTAGATTATAAAATGGCGCATGAAACTGTAAGCGAAAAGGTTCCAGTTATTTCAACTGGATCCCTAGCTTTAGATGACGCATTATCTTCTGGTGGGCTTCCAAAAGGAAGATTAATTCAATATTATGGGGCAGCAGGATCTGGTAAAACATTATTAGCCATGATTGCTATGATGGAAGCTCAAAGAGATGATCCAGAAGCACAACAAGTTTTTATTGATGCAGAAGGAACTTTTGATCCTGCTTGGGCAGAAATTTTAGGAGTAGATACCAGTAAAGTTATTCTTGTTGAAAAGGATACTGCTGTTAATGGTCGTAAATGTTTTGAAATGCTTTTAGGTGTTCCTAAAGAAGATAAGAAAACACATTTGTTTGTCGGCAAATCTAAAGAAGGTTTACTTGATAAAATTAATTCTGGAGAATTCAATATTAATCTAATTGTATTGGATTCATTAGGTGCTATCATTCCGCCAGGCGAAGACACTTCTGCCATTGGCAAAATGAATATGGCTTTGTTAGCTAGGTTTCTAACTACAACATTTAGAAAATTATCATTAGAATTAAATAAGGCAAAAGTTCCATTTATCATTATTAATCATAAAAGAGATAATATGGATCCATATGGAGCGGATCATACTTTCTCTGGAGGAAATACATATTCACACTTTTTAAGTGCAAATATTTATTTTGAAGCAGTTCAAAGAAAAGATGCAATGATTGTTGATGAAAAGGAAAATAAAATAGGTCATCCATTAAGAGCTACAATAGAGAAAAGTAAGTTTGGTCCATGGCCACGCAAGTGTGAGTTTAAAATCAATTTTGGAATTGGTGTTATAGATAAACATGAAGAAATTGCCCAGTTAGCATTAGATTATAATGTTGTCACAAAATCATCTACTGTTTCTCATGATTATGGCGATAAAACATGGGTTGGTTTTCCAAAATATTGTGCAGCAATTGCGGCTGATGCTGAATTAGCTAAAGAGTTAGTTTTAAAAATTAGTGAGGCTAGAGAATCTAAATTAGATGTTAAAAGGGCTGAGCAAGATGCTTTAAAAACTAAATCACTAAAAACTAGTGATGATGCTGATGGCGAATCTAATGATAAACCAAAAAAGAATAAAAAGGTAAAAAATGACTAATGATATCGCAATAACTCCTGCTGGAATACCTAATGTTAGTTCGGTAAGTAATAAACCATCATATCTAGTTACTTTAGATGACTCTACGGGTAAAGCTAGAGTGACAAGACGTTTTATTACTTTAGATAAACCAGAACAAGGAAATGGATTTATTTCGGCAAAAGGTTTTTTTTGTGAGGCTTCCGAGGAAGAAATAATTCTTTCTTTTTCTAGGCTGTTGACATCAATTCCAAAAGAATCTATAATAGATATTATGATTCCGTGGCACAAAGTCTGCTACGTTAGGAGCCTTATTTATAAGGCTAAATAAAAAGTTTTCGTTAATATAAAACTGTAAAAGCACTTATGCTTTAGGTTTAATAACGATATTATAAGAATAGTTACGAAAGTACAAATAGGAGAATAAAATGAATACATTCGGTGAAGTTAGTTTTTTAGATGATATTTATGGTGATAATAAAAAAACAGGGAATAATAAAGATTTATTCCTTCGTTTAAAAGAAGGTTCTAATGAACTTAGATTAATTACTGTGCCACATCAATATATTGTGCATAAATATAAGGCTGATGGCGACAAAGGTTATGGCTCTAAAGTGATGTGTTCTGCAACACATGGATCATGTCCTGTCTGTGATATACCAGGTGAAGAGCCTGGTAAGCCAAAGTTTCCAGCTAAACTACGCTGGTTTTTTGGAGCAATAAATCGTGACACTGGCAAGACTCAGATTTTAGATGTTGGGTTCGCAGTATACCAACAATTAAGAAAATGGGCAAAAAATCCAAAATGGGGTGATCCAGCTAAATATGATATTGATATTGTTGTAGATCCGAAAGGGGGTGCTACCGGATACTACACTGTTCAAGTTTGTTCAAAAGAACCACTTTCTGCCGAAGATCAGAAAAAGAAAGATGAATTCGATCTAATTGATCTAAAACGTAGGTGCTCACCACCAACCGTTGAATTTACTCTTTCTAAGCTAGAAAAACTTAATGCAGAATTTCCAGGAAATAGCAATGCTGGCAAAACAGCTAGCCCAGGAAAAGGCAGTGGTCCAGTTAAAACCGCTGCACCCGCACCAGTTAGTATGAGTGCTGATGAAGATGATAGCCCAGATTTTCCAGCATATTCAACAGACAATACAGTTTAACTTTCATTAATAATGAAATTAAAAGACCTAACATTAGTGTTAGGTCTTTTTTTTCGATATATTGTATTGTATGCCAATAGTTTTATCATTTGATGTAAGTTCTTCTTGTATAGGTTTTGCCGTATTAAATGTTGATATAGATAAAAAGATTATTAAATATAAAGATTCCGGTTATTTTAAACCACTTAAAACTGGAACAATATTTGAAAGACTAATAGATAGTAGAAATAAAGTATTAGATATATTTACAAAATATAATCCAGATCTTATTGCTATTGAAGATATTATTCAATTTATGCCTGGATCATCAACCGCCAAAACTATTATTATGCTAACTACTTTTAATCGTATGATTGGTTTATGTTCATATGATTTTAAAAAGAAATCTCCAAAATTATGTAGCGTAATGTCAATAAGACATGGTTTAAAATTAAATAAAATATTTCCTAAAAAAGAAGAAATGCCAGAGCTTGTGGCTCATCATTTAGGAATTAAATTTCCATATGAGAAAAACAAAAAAAATAATCTTAAAATTGAGAACTATGATAGAGCCGATGCAATTGCTGTAGCATTATATTATTCATTTATTTTGATTGGTAAAATTAAGGAAAAGAAGAAATGAGATTACAAGAAGCATATTCAACACTTGAGTTATCTTCAGATGCAACCCCAGCGGAAGCTAAGAAAAAATATCGAGAATTAAGTAAGAAATTTCATCCTGACATTAATAAAGAGCCTAATGCAGAAGATAAGTTTAAAAAAATTAATGAGGCTTATTCTGTAGTTCAATCTGGTAAAGATAATGAATTACAAAATTTCCAGAGCAATCCAGGCATAAATATAGAAGATTTTGTTAATCAACATTTTAAAAAACAAAGAATTGTTAGAGAAATTCATAATAGTGTAATCATAACATTTAAAGAAGCTGTCTTTGGCTGTAAAAAAGATATTCAATATAAAAGAAATATAAAATGTGATGCCTGTAGTGGGCAGGGGCAAAAGGTAGAGTCTAATGGATGTTTAGCTTGTGGTGGTACTGGTAAAACAGTAATGAGACAAGGTCCAATGACATTTATTGGACCTTGTAGTACTTGTAAAGGTAATTTAAACATTAAGCAATGTAATACGTGTGGTGGCAAATCTGTTTTAGAAGCTGAGACTTCTATTGCTGTTACTGTTCCTGGTGGAGTTGAGAATGGAAATGTACTTAGAATTTCTGGTAAGGGAGAATATGCTGGAACAATGCAAAATCCATTTATTAATCAATTAATAGATCAATACACTGATATGTTTTTGCACCTTACTGTTGTTCAAAGTTCTGATTTTAAGGTAGTTGACAATACTATTATAACTAATTATGATATTTCTTTATTAGATGCATTAGGCGGCTGCACTGTAGAAGTTATAACATTAGATGGTCAACAAACGATACAGGTCCCACCTAGTTCTAAAAATAAAGATATAGTATCAATACCAAATTTAGGAGTAGGTAGAGTGGGTCCACATAATGTTATCCTCAATGTTAATTATCCAAAAGATATCGATAAGCTAGTTGATTATTTAAAAAATAAGGATTTATAATGGCGTTTACTACAAATTGTACAAGCAAAGGTTGTCATAAATTTCAGGAGCCATATTTGGACCCTGCAACGATGAAAGTACATTGCTCTGAATGTGATAAAGAAATACTTAATTTAAGTATCTTTACTATAAATCAAATGAAAAGTTCTAAGCAATTTAAAAAAGCAGAAAAGGTTCCATTTGCAGTTAAGTGTAATAAGTGCAATGTAACTAAACGTCCAGTAGTTGATACTAAAGGTGAGGTTGTATGTTGTAATTGTAAAAAGCCATTGGATAATGTAAGCAGTCATTTTAAAGAAATGTTAAAAGAAAAGTTAAAAACGGCTGATAAAGATGTTTGATAAAATAGTTGAACTATGTTCTTACCTACTAAATAACTATCCAGGTGCCAGTGCATGTAGAGAATATTTAGATGGTAGACTGTCTAAAGATAGTCAAAAAGATTTTAATTTTGGATATTTCCCTGGAATTAATAATATTTCACTTTTGACAACAATGATAGGATTTGAAGAATTAGAAAAACTTAAATTATTTTATCATAAAGAAATTGAAGATTCTTGGGGTCCGAGATCTATTAATTCATTATATTTTGAAAATTATCCTTTGATAATGCCATATCATGATACATATGGTAACATTGTTGGTCTAGTTGGTAGAAGCTTATTATCAGATGACCAAAGGAAGACGTTAAGTATTTCTAAATATAAAAATACTGTTTTTCAAAAGGGTAATTATTTATTTGGTTTACATGCTGCAAAACAGTCAATTTTAGAACAAGACTCAGTTTATATTGTAGAAGGACAATTTGATGTTATAAAGGCTCATGAGGCAGGATTTAAAAATATTGTTGCTTTAGGTAATTCTAATATGACATCCTATCAATTTTCTATCATTAGCAGATACACTAATAATATATTTTTATTATTAGATAGTGATGAGGCTGGTGACAAGGGTAGGGCAAAAATAATTAGTGTGTTTGGTGATTATGCAAACATAAGAAATTTCTATTTGCCAAAACCATATAAAGATATTGATGAGTATTTAACTGAAAATAGTTATGACTCTTTGTCTTTTGAAGTCCGAGATAAATTATAAAAAAGGAATAGTTGCGATAAGTATCAAAATAAGAAACCGTACTAATATAATCGTATTTAAGTTAACATGCACTTTATATATAAAATAATAAATATGATTAATAACAAAATTTATATAGGACAAACAAATAATCCGCCCTTACGTTGGTCTCAACATAAATCAAATGCAAAATATAATAGAGGTAATCAAGTTATAACAAGAGCTATTATTAAATATAGTTCAGAAAATTTTAAATTTGAAGTAATAGCAACTTCTTTAACACAAGAAGATGTTGATTTTTTAGAAGAGCAAATCATAAGTCAATATAATAGTCGCAATCCATTATATGGATATAATGTAGATCCAGGCGGGAATACAACTCCAAAAACTCCAGAAATATTACAAAAAATATCTGATGGGCTTAAAAAATATTATAAAACTCATAATAATTGGAATAAAGGCGGGGTTTTATCTGATGAATGGAAAGAAAATCTTTCTAAAGGAAGTATGGGTAAATTAGGCACGAATCTTGGAAAGTCATTTTCTAATGATTGGAAAATAAAAATATCAAAAGCACAATCTGGCAAAGAAAGAAAATCAACAAGAAGATTTACAGAAGAGATAGAAAAAGAAATATGCAGATTATATGTAGAAGAAGCAAAATCTACATATAAATTAGAGCAACAGTATAATTGTTGTAGAACACTTATTAAAAGTATCTTATTAAGAAATGATGTAGAAATAAGAAAATCAAACTATACTGGACACAACAATGGTTGTAATATTTTTTCTATAGCACAAGAATTAGAAATTTGCGCTAAATATTTAGAAGGTAATATAAGTAGGCATGATTTATCTACACAATTTAATTGTGGTAAAACTACTATTAGAGAAATCTTATTAAGACATAATGTTAAATTGTAAAGAGGGAGATATAAAATGGAAAGAGAAAAAAGAAAGAATCGTTCAGATCATTATCAGCATTTACTACTAGAGGTTTCTTGTTCAAATGATACTTTGGAATCATTTTCTAACACAGACAGCATTTATAATAGATTGAACCCTTATCATTATGATGAGAACCTAATAGATTTAGAGGATGAGTTAAAAAAAGAATTTTGGAGGATTGTAGATAATCTTTTAACTCCAAGACAAAAGCAAGTAATTAGATTATATGCAGATGGCTATACTCAAATGGAAATCGCAAAAATGCTTAATGTTAATCAAAGTTCAATAACTAAATCATTAAATGGAAATGTTGATTATAAGAATGGCAAGCGAATTTATGGCGGAGCGAAGAAGAAATTAAATAAAATTACAGAGAAAGATGATAAGATTAAAGAAATTTTAGCCAAAATGGCCGAAATCAGAAGCGAAAAATATTGACGAATATACGTATAATTAAACATGCAAAAACAAATGATGGACTTACTAAATGGTGTAAAGATTGTTTTAATGGATATAGAAAACAATCTCGTAAAGAAAATCTACTTAATAAATTAATTTATTAAGAGCCAGCTAAGACTTACTTAGCTGGCTTTTTAGTTTAATCTTGTTATATATAAATAAAAAACGTAATAGGTATCAATATTTGTTTATCTATATAGGCGTGATTTGCATAAAATGGAGATGTGATGCCAAAGTTCCCAGTTAATTATTCAAGTTTGGATAATAAAATTTATAAAAAAGCTTATCGTTTAAATGATGTAAAACATCTTTTAGAGACAGTAGCTTTCGATGTTGTCCGTTTTAAAGATGCAGATAAAGGTGCCGATTTATGGCAAGTACAAAGTGCTGACGATGGTGATTATATCGTTTCTTTATATGCTGATGAAGACAAAAAAGAAGTAATGGCTTGGGAAGTCTTGGTTAATAAGACTGCTGGCGTCCTTCAAATTTCTTATAAAGGAGATCCTATTGTTAATGTAGCATCTCAGAAATTAGGAATTCCAAAAAGTGAGCTAGATAAGGTTGGTGAGTACTTGCCACGTAAACTAGCAGAAAATTCAAAGTTGGTTAAAGCTTTACTTTCAGAATTGAGCCTGCCATCTAAAAAAGAAGTTTTAAACAAATATCCTGAATTAGCTTAAATGCATATAGGTGTTATATGAGTTTTGATCAATTACAAAAATTAGTAGGTTCTCTGTCAAAAACGGTGGATTCCCAAGAAAAAATAGCTATTCCTTTATTAAAGGTTAAATTAGCTAAATGTCTGGAAATGTATCCACATGACCAAACTATAGGTTCCATGCATAGAGTGGTAGAACAACTGTCTTTTAATAATAATATCTTTATTAGAAAAGCTGAGTTACAAAATTTATATAAAAGATTACATTCTCGCAATACAAAATTTGCGGAATTATTCCAAGAAGAGCTAGGTCAAACTGATCAGTTGCCAACACCAACTTTGTATCAAAGAGATTCTAATACTTCTCAAGTTGAAATTAATAATACTGGAGATGCAGTTTTAGCAAATGCATTAGAAAGTGTTTTTGATAAAAATATGCCAGTTAAATTATATTCTAAAGATTTAGCTAATAAGGCACAGAAATTAGTATTATCTATGTTAGATGGAATTAATTTAAAACCAAATGCAATTAGTGTTGCTAATGGGTCTGATAAATTTATCATTGTAAAAGCTGATTATGACACTCCTAAAGGTATTACAAGCTTCTATGTTCCAGTTGAAACAAAAGATAATAAAGCATTAAACCCTTCACTTTTTATGGGTAATGCTGGTCCACAAGAAATTGATCATAATACAGTTAAAAAATATGTTACTTCTTTTGCTGGAAATAAATTAAATGTTAATGCAGAAGCAATTGTTAGCGTTTTAAATAAAGCAGCATCAGAAAATACAGAAATTAGTAGCGCAGAATTAGCATTAGCTAATTTAAAAGCCTCTAGATTAAATAAAGAACAATTTTTTGCAAATCAAATAACTGGACAAAAAATTGATGATGTTGTTAGAGGTGATGTTAAATTAGCCAAATCAAATGAATTCGAATCATTCGAAAAACAATTTTCTTCTCCATTGGGAGTTGCTAATCTTACTTTTGGCAAAGAAAAGGTAGCTTCTGGTAGAGAATCTGTGGTAAGAGACTTACTTGATTTTGGGTTTGCCAATGCACAAGTTACTGTCACTAATAGTGATAAAAGTACTATTTTCTATGGAATTTCATTAGATGCTGGGGCAACAGCATTTGTAGTTCCATTTAAATTAGTTAATGGTAAATTAATTAAACCATCTGTATTAATTTGTAATGGTTCTGTTATTCCTTTTGATAAATCAGGAATTAACAAATTATATTCTGAGAAACAATCTGATTATAAGATTGCAGCAGCAGCCTCTCCTCAATTTGGATTGAAGCCCGCTGATTTAATTCAAAATATTAGAAATGCAATGGTTTCTGGAAATCATTCTTTAGCAGAAGATGCTTTAAATGTATTACATCAAATGGGCGATGCTAAGATTTATGCTTATGCCTTTAATGTTTATAAAGAATGTTTATCTGGTGAATTTTCTAAAGAAGCCGAAAGTACATGTTCAATGATTATTAAGAATGCAAAAAATAGTCAACATCCAATGTGTGCTCATACAAATTTACCAATTAATAAAGTTTATCAAGATAAAGACGGAAATTGTAGACCACTTTATAGAAGAGACATTGATGAAACATATCAAGGTGCTTATTTTATGAATGCTAAAATTTTGGGATAATAATGACAAATAGAATTCTAAGATTAGCCAATATTATATCCTTTAAATATAAAATTGCTGGAGACGGGGATCCATTAATTGATCCTGAAGTAAGCAAAAATATTGTACAAAGGCAAACATCTGGAAGAGATGAAATATTTGCTAGGGATTCTCTACGTAATTTAAAAGATATTCAACCAGTAGGGGTAACCCGTGCATTTTTTAATTTAGCTTTAAATTTTGATTATCCTCCAGCAAAATTTGTTATTGATTCTATGAATTCGGCTGGTGAAATGTGGGCAACTAAAGATTTAAATGATCCATTAGAATTATTAGAAATTGCACAAGCGGAATTAATTCAAGATATCCATAATGGAAATATAGCATATGAAGAATATAAGAAAGATATCGCTGATAGAAACCTACAAGAAATTCCTAAAAAAAATCCTTATTCATTTATAATGAATCGTTCAGTCACAGCTTTTAAACGTTCTAAATTAGATGAAGATCCAAAAACACAAGCGTATTCTGAATATATGTTACATGCAAAAGCCATATTTGGCATATTAAAAAATGTTATTAGAAATTTAAAAATGGCATTATTATTGCCAGTAGATAAAGATATAAACATAAATCTTAAAAGAGAGCCGCTTATAAGTGTTGTGGCTAAAAAAGCCTGGCTTGATAATTATGGAGAAAAATTTGGTATTAATGGTGAAAACGCTTTTGCTATTGTTAATAATAGTGAATTAGGTCCAACTTTACGATATTTTATTACTCGTTTTAATAGAGGCATTGATATTAGTGATAAAAAGAAAATAGCTTTTAAAGAAAATATAGCTAGTTTGTTTAGGAATATTCATGATAAAGAATCAAATCGAATGGGAGATTCTAATGTTGGAGTTGCAACAAATACTGGCATAATTCCAGGATTAGAGCCACAGGTCAAGATAGAAAAATTAGTTGAACGATTGCAAAATGGCGAAATTTCAAAAGTTGAATATTTAAGAATATATCATGAATTAACAGGAAAATATCCTGGGCATCAAGCTGCTGAAATGGATCTCGCTCAAAATAGAAATACTACAATGAAGAACACTATTTTAGATCTTGAACGTGCAGATTTACCAGGTAACATTCATGAAAATGAAAATGAAATTGAAGAAATTGAAAAGAAAATTAAAAGTATTTTAGAAAAAATTTCCAAAAAAGAAAATAAAAAAAGAGTAACGAGACTTAATAGAGAAGAAATTGAGGATTTAGATTGGGAGATTGAGGAGCTTATTGCTCAAAAAAATAAATGTGAATTAGAGGTTAAACGATTAGAAAATCTTTCTACAGTTCAATCAAAATTAGAAAATGAAATAGATCCTTCTCTACTTGAAACAGATCCTAGTAGATATGAAGGATATGGAGATAAACTATGAGAATTTCAGAAATGCTTACAGCAATAGCAAGTTGGCTAGAAAGCCCAGATAATGAAGCTTTATTATTGTCTGAATATGATGATCAATGTATTGATATTGTTGCTAACTCTTGTGTAGCCGCAGCGTCTATTCTCCGCAAAGCTGCAGATGAAGTTGATATTATTGAGCCACCAGAAGCTAGTAATTTAACAAACTCTTCTATTGAAGAATTAGGTCAAGTAGCGAATGCATTTGATTCATCTGGTGATGAAAATCTTAAAAAAATGGCATCAGTAATTGATGAATTATTATTAACAATTGCTGCTCCTGGCAAAAATGATTCTGAAAAAAAATCAGAAGATACAAGACTTGAAGATCTTAGAAAAAAATATCAAGAACCAAGAGATGCTTTAAATGATATGAATAAAACTTCTGATTCTGAAAAAGCTATTAAAGATAGCCCATATTCAAAAGAATATAGAATTTTAGAAGCGCCATTAAGTATAAGAGGCTGTCCAGATCATCCTGGTGCTCAAGTAGCTAGGGTTGGAGAACATACTTGGCAATGTGATTTAGATAAAAAAATCTATAATTATGATACCGGCTTTACATTAAATAATGGATCAAAAGTTCCTGGTGGCGGTGTTGAAGGACAAAGCTCAATACAAAGACAAGAATCTCATGCGATTTTTGATTCTAGAGAGTCACGCCTACAAGGATTCCAACAATAATAAGCAATATATAGATATATATTGTGTATGAATAAGAATTCTCTTCAAAAAATATTAGATAATCCAGATAAAGACGAAATTATCGCGAAGCTTATTATTGGTATAACTCCAAAAGATGTTCATGACTGGCTTGAAGCCAAATATACCAATGTAAGCGAGTCTAAATTTGTCATTTCAGAAAAAACATTAAAGAATTTCCAAGATAATTATTTGGATCTTTATACTCAAATTAAAGAAGATGTTTTAAAAACATCTCAAAACATTACATTAGCACCACATGATCAAGCTACCTTAGCAGTTAAAGGAAGTAAAGCTTATAAAGATAAGATGCTTGAATTGGCTGGTAGTGAAGTTGATATAAAGAAAATGATTACAAATATGCTTGTTGCAATTGAAACTAGAGCTGGGCAAGTTTTCGATGCAATTCAAGATGACCCAAGAAATATAAACACTAGATTAGATAGGGTTTTAATTGAATGGTTTGATTCTTTAGGAAATATGCTTGAAAAATATCATAAATTAGTTATTGCGCCACCAGACCAAATAATTCAGCATCAAGTAACTTTGCAGGTTGTAGATCAGCATATTTCTGTATTTTATGAGACAATTAAAGAAATTCTTTCTAAAATGGATTTAGAAACTTCTTTATACTTTATGGAAGTTTTTAATGAGAAAATGTCAAAGCTTAAAGCTCCACAACAAGAATTGTTAAATACTGAAGCCAGGTTGGCTGAAGCCAAAGTAGTAAATGAAACTATAAATAAAAAATTAAATGGTGAGCCATGACTAAACCTAAATCTAAATCACGTATTGAAAATTTATTTAATAATCCTACTGAAAATGGGACTATTTCTTATGAAGATTTTTTAAGATATCAAGCTCAAACTGGCGACCAAACAATAAGTTGGGAACAATTTGAAAATTTACAAAAATTATTAAAAGGCTTGCCAGCTCCAGAAGATGAAGGCACTTATTCTGATAAGTCTCTAACAAGAAATTCATATCCAAATATTGATTATCTTCGTGTACCTGGACAAAGAGATACTCAAAAATGGATTGATATTGCTAAAACTTTATATCAACAAGAAAAACAAGGACAATCTAGAGTTAATGTAATTAATCAAATTACAAATGGATGGAATGAGCCTGAAAAATATGATTTTATTAATTGGCTTAAATTTTATGAAAGTGGCGACTATGTAAAATATAAATTCGCCCAATCTTACTATGTTAATGATTCTATGCCTGGATACGCACTTCCAGTTCATAGGGACATTCCACGTCAAGAAGAAAGAAATATTGATTTTGCTAGAGACCAAGTTGTTGCAGATGTTCATCATGATGCTGAAAAAGCTGCGCAAATAGAAAAACAAAGAGATAAATTAATTAGCAGATTAGATTCTGTTGAAAAATTATTACGCTCTCGCTCAGGACAATTATTGTCTGGCAATGATTTTGAATCTTTAATTGATGCAATTTATAATTTGAAGAAAAAGGTTAATCTTTTAAATAAAAAATCATCTTCCTTAAGAACATATCAAGATATGATTATTCGCGAAGCGAATATTTTAGATAGAGATGGACATTTAAAGGCAGCATTTGTTTTATATAAAGTAGCTCAAACTTTGCCAGCTGCCACACCACCAGCGCCACCAGCACAAGGATCAGGTAATGCTGGCGGGTTACCATCAACAGGACCTGGAATGGTATCTCCTGAAAATAATACTCCAGCAGACCCATCATCTCCACCAAACTCATCTCCACCTCCTCCACCACCTGCTCCACCTCCTCCACCACCTGCGCCACCTCCACCAGCACCACCATCTTCGCCACCATCTGGGGGAACGCCAGCGCCAAATCCATTACCAGCTTCAGGTACTCCAAAAACACCAGCTACGCCATCAACTCCAAAAACTGAAAAACCAAAAGCTATTAAGCAATTTTTAGAAAATCTTGATACTTCAAATGTAACAGTCAACACTGATCAACAAAAATCAGATGACGTGTTAGAGGTTAATGATAATGATGTGTTAGAGGTTAATGATTCTGATTCTGATTTATTAGTCACTGCACAAGACGCGCCTGCGCCACTAACTTCTCCAGAAAATATTGAACAACCTGATTTAACACCAGAACCTGCTGTAACACCAGATCCAGTGTTACAATCAAAGCCTAGCCCAGCACCGGCTCCAGCAAATGAAATTATTCCAGAAAAGAAAAATTTTGATAAGATAGTTGATTCTGCATTAGATAATATTACTGTAGATGACATTGTTCTTTATTTAGAAGATTCATTGAAAATATTTCAAACCAGAGAACTTCCAAGAAGATTATCATTTGCAGATATCATGTTAGATAAATTAGGATTATCTTCATTATTTCCTTCATTAAGTGAAGCTACTAATAAGGCTTTGGAAAGTAATAATTATATTTTAACTCGTCTTGAAGATATCGTTAGTAAACTTCGTGGAACTATGAAAGGCAAAGATATTGATTTGGGATCAGAAAATGCCAGCCCAATTAATGATCAGGCGGCACAAATTAAAAAGAAATTAGAAAATGCTAATGAGCAAGATAAGATGAAGAAACAAATGAGAAAAGATCTTGAAGACCAATCCTTACAAGAGCAAACTCAAATGAAAGAAACTCCAGAAATTGAAATTGAAGATGAACCAACTCCAGAGGCAGTAACTCCACCTCCGCCTCCTCTACCTCCTCCAGCTCCAGCTCCAGCTCCAGCAGCGCCAATGCCCCCAGCACCAGCACGTAGAGTATAATGAAACTACGAGAGTTCCTCAATGAAATTAACGCATTGCATATACAATGGGAAACTTCAACTCCTTTTGTATGTGGAGGGACTCCTCGTGATAAATTCCTTGGTAAATTAAAAGAGATATCAGATTTAGATATTACTACTGGAGATAAATCTATTTTTACATTAGCAAATATAGCTGCTGATAATTTAGGAAAAAAATATAATTTAACATTTGAAACAAAATCAGATGGTCATAGTACAATGTTATTTGGAAATTTGAGTGTAGATTTCTCTTCTAATTTCAATGTTCCTAATATTAGTAGCATATTAAATAATATGGGAATTGAAAATCCTACAGAATTACAAAAAGAAATGTTTAGCAGGGACTTCACTTGCAATTCTTTATTGTGTACTTTTGATTTAAAAAATACATTAGATCCTACTAAAAGGGGAATTAAAGATCTTGAAAATAAAATAATAGATACTTGTTTATCCCCACACATAACATTAATGTCTCATAAAAACAGAGTGATTAGGTTAATATATTTAGCTACTAAATTGAATTTTGATATTCATCCAAGAGTTTTATCTTGGGTAAGTGAAAATCCAATATCAATTCAATTCGCAACACCAAAATCATTAATAGGCAAATTGGTTAAATCAGCAGAATATAATAAAGATAAGACTGCACACTTATTAACTAAAATGAATTTATGGCCTTATGTTCCAGTTATTGATGAATTAATGCCTTATTATAAGGGCAAAAAATGAAAAAATCTGATCATGTTCAATCAAGAGGATTATTTTTTAAGAATTATGATCTTTATGAAACTGAAGGCGTAAACGGTCCCGCTAAACAAGGTCCAGGCACTGGGTTTTATCAAAATATGGATAAATATAAAAGTGTTTCTGATTTTAGAAAAAAGAAAAAGAAACGAATGAAGAATAGAAAATTAGCTTTATTATCTGTAATTTTAAAAAATGCAACAGATAATAATTCAATAGATTTTCCCAATGACGATTTAGTTACTGGAATTTCTCCAGGTTCTGCTGGTGAAAATATGGATG